ATTTTGATTTCAATGCTCGATTAACCTACCCAGAACAAGCACCTGTTGCTTGCATTGGAGTTAGAGACAGGGCTCTAAATCAAGCTAGCTCTACTAAGATCATTAAGTCTCCTCTTTATGGACATATGTTACCAGTAACCCAGAAACCGGCTTTACTAAGAAGAAAAGTAGTAAATGGAGAATTCATGGATCCTTATGCTTTGGGAATAGCCAAATTTCAGACTCCTGAGAAAACCTTGGATCAAGATATTGTTGATGCTTGCGCTCAGAGCACTGCTCAAAGAGTATTTAACAAACATCCTCATATTCATGTTCCTCATGTTAGAACTTTTGAAGAAGCTATAACTGGACTTGAGATGGACAAATATTCAGGTCCTCTACCAAGGAACACATCTGCTGGTTTTCCATGGGTTGAAATGAAGAGTACTGGAAGTAAAGGTAAACATTATTGGCTATCGGATACTCCTGTGATTGATTGGGATCATGAAGAGCTTAAAAAGTTGAAAGCTCATGTTGAATGGTGTATTGACCAATTATCACAAGGTGAAAGAATTAATCCTGGATTTGTTTTTACTGATACTCTTAAGGATGAAAGAAGATCGTTTGCTCAATATGATGCTGGAAAAACTCGCTTGTTTTCAGCTGGTGATTTTGCTTTAACTATCATTGATAGAATGTACAATGCTGATTTCTTTGGATATATGAAAAGATACAACATATCAAATGGCAGTGCAGTTGGTGCTAACCCTTATAGTTTGGATTGGACTAGATTACATGATCATTTAACTCGTGGTAATGCGGGAATGATAGCTGGTGATTTTTCTAGATTTGATTCATCTCAAGGAACCATTATTCACTATGCCAATTTGGAATATGTTGTTGAAAAATATTATTATAATGCAACTGATGTAGAACGAAGAATTAGACGAAATCTTATGTACTGTACTATTCAATCTGTGCATGTAGTTAATGTGGACACACCTGAGGGAACTAAACTTATGATGTATCAAAATCCGAAGGGTATGCCATCTGGAGCTCATCCTACAACGATGCATAACACTTTATATAACTTGACAGCCCATCGTTGTGCTTTTGCAATGGGTCACGGAGGTGATCCCCATGAAGCTATGCAATTGTACAAGGATTATATAAACGATGAAATGTTTGGTGATGATAGTGTTGTCGCAGTTGTTAAACCAGTAGATGAATGGTTTAACCAAATTACACTACCAAAACTCATGGAGAAGATTGGATTAACGTATACCTCTGAGAAGAAAGATGACTCAGAAGACTTAGAGCCGACGCGCGATATTAAGGAAATAAGTTTTCTGAAGAGAGGTTTCAG